GCAAGGGTTTCAACGAATAGCGATGAACAGTACACAAGCTATGAAGCACAAGTGAACTTCTATCAAAAATACATTCAAGAAAAACCTGACTGGGAGTATACCGAAGTCTATGCTGATGAAGGACTATCCGGAACAACAACCAAAAAGCGTACTGAGTTTAACCGAATGGTTAAAGATGCATTGAACGGTAAAATCAATTTGATCATTACTAAATCAATATCACGATTTGCTAGAAACACATTAGATACGATCTCATATGTACGTAAACTAAAGGCTAAAGGTATAGAAGTCTTCTTTGAAAAGGAGAACCTATGGACACTAGACCCAAAGAGTGAACTTATCTTAACCATTATGGCTTCGATTGCACAAGAAGAATCACGTTCTATTAGTGAGAATGTCACATGGGGTAAACGAGTCGGTTTTCAAGAAGGTAAAGTTTCATTCGCATATAATAGGTTTCTTGGGTATAAGAAAGAAGATGATAAGATTGTAATTGATGAAGACCAAGCAGTTATAGTTAGAATGATTTATCAAATGTTTCTTGTTGAGGGCAAAACACCAACTGGAATAGCAAAATATCTTAAATCACAACATATTAAAACACCAAGTGGTAAATCCGCAAATTGGACTAAGAATACAATCACATCCATTCTATCCAATGAAAAGTACAAAGGAGATGCACTACTTCAAAAAACATACACAGTAAATTATCTAGATCACACCAAAGCAATAAATACAGGACAAATACCACAGTACTATGTTGAAAATAATCATCCAGCAATAATTGATAGAGACACATGGGAACAAGTACAGGTTGAAATGAAAAGAAGAGATAAACTGAGTGCACATTATTCATCATCTGATATCTTTTCATCTAAGTTGATATGTGAGGATTGTGGGGGATTTTATGGTAAAAAGAAATGGCATGCAGGTAGTAAATACGAACGATTTATATACCAGTGTAATAGAAAGTTTCACAAGGGGAAAGACAAGTGTAAAACACCACATCTTAAAGAAGAGGACATTAAGTTGAAATTTATCCAATCATATAATATCTTGATGGAAGATAAAGAGAGAATGATTCAGGATGTTAAGGCTGCAATTAAACAATTATCTGACACCACCAAGATTGATTCAGAAATTACCAAAATAAATGATGAGATAGTGGTGATTACGGAACTAGTAAAAAAACTGTTAAGTGAAAACTCCAAGACTGACATAGATATAGAAACTTACAACAAGAAATATGAAAAGTTGTCGGCTCGCTATGATAAGTTAAAGAATCAATTAGATGGATTAATCACTGAAAAAGAGGCTAAACTAAGACAGAAGAAAACAATGCAAACGTTCATTAACAATTTAGAAGAATCAGAAGATGAACTAGCTAACTGGAATGAACGAATATGGATGCTAATGGTGGAAAGCGCAGTTGTTCATAGAGATTCAAGCATTACTTTTAAATTTCGTAATGGAGAAGAATCAATAAACTAAAATAGTGATGCTTTGATTTCACGATTACCCTCGTTTTTATGAATAAGATTTGTTATAATATTTATAAAAAGGGGGGTGTCTTTATGATAAGAAAAGATGCACGAAAGTTGAAATCAGAGTTTAATACACTAATAGATAAGAATCCTACTAACAGAGATCAGGAATTAGCTGAGGAGTTGAAGCGATTTAATGCGACCTTTAGCGGACAAGATTTTTTTATTGAAAATCTCTTTGAAGGAGCAATAAGATTATTTTCCAAAAGTTTAAAATCAAAGATGAAGAGCTATGTTTCTGATATGATTGAAGATTATAATAATTCGGAAAGTAATCAAAAAAAGATAGAAGATTTTCTAGTACACCTAGTTAATAAGTATAGTAGTGAAGACAAAACACTAATTGAAAGAGTACTAAATTTATTAGGTATTAGCTAATGAAGAAAAGATTGAAGTTCTTAGTAGGGTTTTCTGAGTTTTTACTGTTTGGTATTATCGTTTTAACATTTGCTTTGTTAAAGTTAGATGATTATTTTGATGGTATAGACGGATCTTTTCTATCGAAGGGACACTTGGTGATTATCATTTTCAGACTACTAATATATCTACTTCCTGCATTTATAATGTGGGTAGTATTTTTGTTTGTAAAACGACACAAACTAACAATTCTTGATGCGTATAGATACCAGTTCATTACTTATTCAATTATAGGTTTATTTTGGGTGTTAACTGGATTGGATTATATTACTTCAACAGATGTGTTTGGTGCGATGGATTCATTTACAATTATGATTGGGCTGTTGTTGTCATTGATATTTAAGAAGAATGTTCAGATAGAGTCTGATGTTCCACCAGTCTACAAAAAATAGAGCTTTTCATATGGGTTTGGGAGGGTAAACTATGTATAATCAAAAAAACTTAATTAACTCTTTGGTAAATAAAGATGAGAACGAGTACTACAATAATCTAAAGAGAATGTTTAAGAACAGGAAAAAATCATTGTTTAGATATGTTCCCATAGATCTTAATAGGTTAGGAAAACTAGACAAACTAAGTGATGACGAGTTGAAAAAGAAGTTAGAAAGTCGAAAACAATTCGGGTTACATTCCTTATTGCACGGATATATTTATCATAATAAACCTAGGTTTTTTAATGATCCTTTTGATTGTGTCTTCGGGATTGGATTGGCGACAACATTTAGAGAACTTGTATACTCATTGGTAGATCGAAAAGAACTGAAAAAATGTGAGAATGCAATGAATAATCTTCCAGATGGCGAATCCATTGAAGAAATAGAATATTATCTGAATAATATGGAATTATCGAATAATCTTAAGCAATTTTTACTTGGTATTTTTAGAATAACAAAGAAGATGAATGAAGAAGGGTTTGACTTTGTATCAAATCACGATTTATCAGAGCAGAAGTTCTTAGAATATTTTTTAGATGATTCTGATTTAGTTTATTATTTCCTTTGCGTAAATCATCAAAAGAATTTGTCTAAAAAGGATTTAAATATATTCATACGAAGAGCTAGAAAAAAATACAATATTTCATCAGATATATATATAGATGTGTTTGATCCAAATATTGATGATTTTAGATCATTAGCAAAGAAATATAATGATATTGATTTTGATGCAGTTGAGAACAAATTGATTGACACTGTAAATGAAATTAACCAAAAAATCTTTGATTTGATTGATACGCGATTTGGAGTTGCTTCATTAACAACACTAGGGAATGATGCCTTAATGTGGTCTCATTATGCTGATTCACATAGAGGGTTTGTAATAGAGTATGATATAACAGATTACCTTGACGGTAAATCAAAAAGTAGAATGTTACTAATGCCTGTAAACTATACTTCTAGAAGAGTTTGTATTAACGAGAATGTAATGGATGAAATAGATCTAGTTAATTATGACTTGAAAGGCAATGAAGATATTGTAAGGATGTTTTTGAAAGGAATCTATACCAAATATTCGAAGTGGAGTATAGAAAAGGAATGGAGATCACTTACAGTGCTACCTGAGAATAATGAAAAAATGAGAAAAGTTAAAACATTACCGATAAAAAGTATCTATTTTGGAAATAAAATGGATTCTAGAATTATTATGTCTATAAGAAATTTATTGGGTAAGCATAATTTATTAGATCAAATTACACTTTATTATATGAAAAATGAAATAGAAACATTCAAACTATCACCAATAAATATTAAACCGGAACAAGAATCATGAGTTTGATGGGACTATTTAGTTAATTATGAGTTAGGGGGAATCAAAATGAAAAAAATCAAGCCATATTCAGCAGTAACTTACACTTTAGATTACAGCAAAAATATTCTTGAACTTCGTGAAATGATTATAAAGGATGAAAAGTACATTTTGGGATTAGATGCAAAACAAGAGGATGAGAAAGATTATTTAACAAACAAATACATTCACTTCAGAAACAAACATCTGTATTATGATTTGATTTTAAGAAATGAATTTGGTAAAAGTCTGTTAGGAAATTGGAGTTCAAAAATATACGAAGATTTATATGAAAAAGGATGGGTTATGTATAGACAGGATTATTCATTAACCCCAACTGTTCATAGTGATATTGAACATGCATATATAGATTTTTTTCATATTCACTTTGATACATATTTTCCAACGCATATTTCTTTAGATTCTAGAATTGCTAATAATAACTATCAACAGTGTAGAGTTGCATATTCGAATCAGG